TTACACGCACACCGGAGCATTCCTCGCATCCGCCCCGGTCGTCGTGAACGTCGGAGAACTCGTCCAAGTAACCGCCACCTACACGGGCGGCTCGATCGCGCAGGCGGTGGCCTAAACGATGCTCGACATCTCCGTCACAATAAAGCGGAAAGACGGAACGCAAGAGACGTTCCCCGTCTACGCGGACTCCCAAATCGCGTTCGAGCGATGGGCGAAGACATCCATCTCCGCCGCATTCGATCCCAACGGTCAGCCGAAGATGGAATCTCTCTACTATCTCGCATGGCTTGCGGAAAAAAACTCCGGCGCGATCGTAAAAACCTTCGACGAATGGGTGAAAAATGTTGCGGCCGTCGGTCACGAGGACGGCCCGGGAAACTAGTCATCCCCGGCGGCGGGGTAGCGGCGGAAATTGCAACGCTCGCGCTGGTAACGAAACTCGATCCGGTGTCGCTCATGCGAACACCTCCGGACGTCATTCGAGCGCTCTACGATGGGATGAGAAAACTCAACGAACGGAGACGCTCGAAACATGGCTAGTACTGGCACGTTCGGTTATCGCCTCAGCCCCGATTCTCCCGGAGCCGTCCGAATCGAGAATCTTTCGGCTACGCAACGCGACCTCCGCAAATTAGGAGGCGACCTTGATCTCGTCAAAGGTGAGTTCCTCTCAACGAACCGAAAAGTCGCCGAACTAGTTATCGACGGATCAAAAAAATACGTTCCGGTACTTACCGGGGCGCTCGCGGAATCCATCCGAAACGCTTCGACGAAGAAATCGGCAAAGGTTCGCGTCGGCGACCGATCGAACGTACCCTACGCGGGGCCGATTCACTTCGGCTGGCCAGCCCGCCGAATCAAGCCGCAGTCATTCATCTACGAGGCCACCGACCAACGTCGAAGCGACGTCGCAAAACTCTACGCCGAACGAATCACCCAAATACGATTCAAGTACGGTTTATAAGTTATGTCTAAGCCAATAACGATCTCCATCGTTGGAAATGCTGGCCCACTAAAAAAGAGCCTAAAAGAGTCCGAAGACGCCCTCGGCAAGTTCGGAAACACCGCGAAAAAACTCGGTATCGCGGCAGCCGCCGGACTTGGCGCCGCAGCCGCCGGAATCGGTGTCGCAATAGGCAAGGCGTCCGACCTAAACGAAACGATCTCTAAAGCCGGAGTCATCTTCGGAGACGCCGATAAGGAGATTCAGAAGTTCGCAAAGGGGGCGGCAGCGAGCCTCGGCCAGTCCCGCAAGCAAGCCCTCGACGCGGCTGCGACGTTCGGCATCTTCGGCAAATCCGCAGGACTTGCGGGGAAAGATCTTTCAGACTTCTCGATCGACTTCACGAAACTCGCCTCCGATCTTGCGTCGTTCAACAATACGTCGCCGGAAGACGCAATAAATGCGATCGGAGCAGCGCTACGCGGAGAGTCGGAACCGTTACGCCGCTACGGAGTGCTACTAAACGACGCCTCCCTAAAACAAGCGGCGCTATCCCTCGGAATCTACGACGGAAACGGCGCTCTAACCGCGCAGCAAAAAGTCCTTGCCGCGCAAAAGGTAATCTTCGAGCAGACCACCGACGCACAAGGCGACTTTGCCCGCACTTCTGACGGCCTCGCTAACTCAACTCGCATTCTGAAGGCACAACTCGAAGACGCGATTACGACACTCGGCCAAGCCTTCCTCCCGATAGCGGTCAAGATAGCCGCATTCGCTAAAGATACGTTTATTCCAGTCATAGAGAAACTCACCGAAGCATTCTCGAAGGACGGACTAAAAGGAGTTCTCACACTCTCGACCGACGCGATGCTTCGTTTCTACGACGAGGCCTCGACACTCACGAAAACGGTTATTGCGTCAACTATTGCGATCTCCGGAATGTATGCGGCCCTAAAGACGCTTACGTTTATACAAACCGTTACGACGTTAGTAAAAGGGCTAACCGTAGCCGTGAATGCTGCGACCGTTTCAATGGCCGGATTCCAGACGACGGCGCTCGGAATGGCAAAGACCGTCGGATTAGTGTTCGCGGCGGTTGCGTTCTCCGTTGACCAACTTCTCGCAGATAACGCCTTCGCGGGTAAGCGGCTCATGGAATCGGTCGCCCAATTCGCGAACGTAATCATCGCTGGAATTGAATCGGTCTTCAATAGCGCCGTCCAATGGGTAAATCTTCTGAACAAGGCCGCTAACGCCCTCGTCCCGGGCGATCCGTTCCCAATGCTGGATCCGGTAAAGTTCGGGCGTATCCGCGAAGATTACGGCTCAATGGGCGCATTCCCGACACCGACGAAAGTCGCTCCGAGACTCGTTATTCCGAGTATCGAACCGCGAACGTCGGCTCCGGTGATTCCGGCTCCGGTGATCGTTCCCGCAGCCGGAGACATCTCGGGCGGCGGCGGAGGCGGCGGCCGTGGATCGACTCGCGCTGCAAATGAAGCGCGAACCGTTATCGCGCCGACTGAAGGCTTCATCGCGGCTGGAGAATCTGCGGCCCAAATCGGCTTCGCCGGAATTGATCTATCCGGTTTTGACTTCATGGCACAAGACCAACGAATCCTCCCCGACACGGTGAACATCACCGTCAACACCGTGAGCGCGGACGCCAACCTTCCGAACCTCATCGTCGACGCCCTCCAGCAGTACAACCTCGTTTCCGGGCCGTTAGACGTTCAGATAGCAGTCTGAGCCATGCCTGCGAACATCGTTACGGGTGGAACGCTCACCGTAGAACTCGACGTCGGCTTCGGAGACGGCTTCACACTCAACGACACGCAGCAAGGCCTCCTAGACGGTACGACCTACGTCCTTGACGGCGTGGATGAGTTCGCCGAAATCGACGTCCTCTCCGTTCAGATAGAACGCGGCAAGAAATCACCGCTCGACTCCATCGCACCCGGAAGGGCCGTCATCGTCGCCCGGGACACGAGCCGAGCGTTCGACCCGTACAACACCGCGAGCGTCTACTGGGACGAGTTCGACGACACTCCCGGACTCTCCCCGCTCCGACAAGTACGCATTACCCGAAACTCTGACGTCATCTTCCGAGGTCGCGTAGTCGACTTCACCTATGACTACGTCGGCCCGAAACAAATACCCCAAGTAACGATTATCTGCGCGGACGACCTCTTCATCCTCGCGAACTCGTTCCTCTCAGCGTTCACCCCATCCGCCGAACTTTCCTCCGCCCGAGTCGCAACCATCCTCGATCGAACCGAAGTCGGCTGGAGCGCCTCCCTCCGGGACATTACGACCGGGACGGCCACACTTGGCGACTATGCGATTGCCGAAGGTACGAACGCCCTCGACTACCTCCGCAAGGTTGACTCCGCCGAACGTGGACGGCTCTTCGTCCGGGCATCCGACGGCGACCTCGTCTTCCAGCCGCGCATTGGGAACACGCTCTCCGCTCCGGCCGTCACATTCGCCGACGACGGCTCCGAAACGCCCTACCGGGAAGTCTTCGTCGACTTCACCGTCGAGTCGGTACTGAACCGCGTCACCGTTCAGCGTTCCGGCGGAACCGCCCAGACTGCCACTGATAACGCCTCTATCGCGCTCTACTTCACGCAGGCCGAAACGATCACCGACTCCCTTCTCTCAACCGACGCGCAGGCGCTCACACTTGCGAACTACCTCCTCGAAGGTTCGCCGTCGCCGCGTTTCTCGGGCGTGGAGACGTTCTTCGGCTCGTTGACGACCGGGCAGCAAGACAACGTCGCAGTCGTTGAGATTGGCGACACGATCGAGATCACGCGGACGTTCACGACTGGAAGCCCGCTCACCGTCACCGAAGAACTCTCCGTCGAAGGCCTCTCCCACCGAATCGACCTACGCGGCGAGACGATGACGTTCTACACGGCTCCGACGGACATCGTCTACGCCCTCCTTCTCGACGATTCCCTGCGCGGGAAACTAGACGACGAGAACGTGCTCTCGTAGTCGGCTAGGCTCTAGGAACTATGGGAGCAAATGCCACCACCTCAGTCCCCGGGTATGTCTCGGGAGAAGTCCTCACGGCTGCGCGACTCAACGTCACAAACTCGGGGGCGCCAGTCTTCGCCGACTCATCGGCGAGAGACGCAGCATTCGGAGGAACCGGAGAGAAGACACTCGCGGAAGGCCAGTTGTGCTACCTCGAAGATACGAACGAAGTTCAGTTCTACGACGGTAGTTCGTGGACTAAACTAGGCGGAGCCATGACGAAGGTCGACGCGTTCAGCACGAGCGGAACATTCACACCACCCGCAGGCGTAACGTATGCGATCGCGCACATTCGCGCAGGTGGTGGGGGAGTTGGGACTTCAGGTGCGGGAGCAGGCGGCACGAGTTCAGTCGCGTTCGCTGGCGGAACGATAAGCGCGAGTGGCGGCAACTTGTCACAAATCGCGGGTGCTAAGTATGCGGCGCGGGCAGGCGCCACAAATAGCGGTCAAGGTGCGCAGACGTCAGGCATTGAGACAACGAGCGGCAGTTCTCACCCGGTCAACAACGCGGCTGGTGATGGTGCGTACATTGTCGCAGGTGGCGCGGTAACGGCTGGAGTCGGTATCACCGTCACCGTCGGCGCAGGCGGCACGGCTGGAACGAGTGGCGCGGCCGGAGGCTCCGGCTATGTCTGGATCTCGTATCAGGAGTAGAACATGGCAGAACGTACCGTCGCAGTAGTCGCCCCGAACGTCGCGAACGGCGTCATCGTGAACGTCGAAGTCGTCTCCCCATCGTGGACGAATAACGACCCCGATCATCTCATCGAATACGACGCAGATCATCCGGCCGCTATCGGCTGGCAAGTCCTAAACGGGCAAATCATCGTCCCACCGCCGCCACCGGAACCCGACGATGAAACTCTCTAAAACTCAGCAGCAAGCGCTCCTCTCGTATCTACGAAGCGCTATCGCGGCCGTCGTCGCAGTCATCGCCACGCTCGACTACACACTCGAAGACCTCGCGAAAGCGTTCATCGCCGCACTCATCCCGCCCGTCCTGCGATGGATAAACCCGAACGACCCGGCCTTCGGACGTGGCAGCGAATAAGTACCCCGTTCGACGTTTCGTTCTCCCTCGCGGCCTAGCCGACCAGCAGAACGGCAAACTCCGAGCCGACCTCCTCGTCTCGATCCGACCGAACGGGCATCTCTACAAGTCGGCGGCAGCGTCATACCATGCGATGAAACGAGCCGCGAAACTCGACGGAATCGTTCTCAAGCCGACGTCCACATTCGACGCTTACCGTCCCTACTCCGTCCAAAAAGCCGTCTTCCTTCAGCGTTACACGAAGACACCTCAACCGGGCCGACCGACCCGCACATGGAACGCGGAGACGTGGTATCTGAAGCCCGGGATGGGTGCGAGTCTCGCCGCGCCGGGGACGAGTAATCACGGGTGGGGCTGCGCGGTCGACATCTGGAACGTCACGAAGAACGGCCGTCTCGAATGGCTTCTCGCGAACGCCGACTCGTTCGGATGGTCGTGGGAGATTCAGTCCGAGCCGTGGCACATCCGCTACGTCCTCGGCGATCGTCTCCCGGCCCGGATGCTGCCATGACTGAAGCCGTTCTCGTCGCCGTGATTGCCGCCGTCGGTGTAGCCGTAGCCGGAGTCCCGGCCGCCCTCATAGAACGCGCCCGCCGGGAGAATGCCACCGATCACGCCTTCGTTCGGCATACGCTGGAAGCGATTGACGCGCACCTCGACGAGATCGAGGACGCCGTCGAGGACGTATCCGAGGCACTAACGAACCACATCGACGACGAGGAGGCTCATCGTGGGAATACTGGA